CGTAGATGGTTTCTAGGAAACTACCTTGGTCTTGCTAAAAACGAGAAGTCCGAAGTCGGACCTCTCCCGCTAGGTACTCGTATTCACGACTCCTTGGAGCAGTATTACCTTACAGGAGATAATCCTGTTGATGTGTATAACAGGCTCCAGAGGGCGGACAACGAGCGGTTCATCGCCACATCTGAGTCTTTGATGGAAGATATGGTGAAGAAGTTCAACGACGAGTCGGAACTTGGGCGAATCATGCTCGAAGGCTACATGGATTGGATGGACGAGGAAAACCCCGACTCCCACCTTGAAATTGTAGGCGCAGAGAAGAAGCTTGAGTATAGGCTAACGGAGTTCAATCCCCGCGTCCAGCTTGTAGGTAAAGTGGATTTGCAGGTACGTAGGCTCGAAGATGGCTCTAGGGCCACACTTGACCACAAATCGGCAATCCAGTTTACCGACTACTACAAGTATGCACACATGTCGGAACAGCTAATGATGTACACGATGCTGGAACGACTGAATCCCGATGAGGAAAATACTCGTGTTGATGGTGGCATTTACAATCTCCTGAAGAAAGTAAAGCGTACCGCCAAGGCAAAGCCCCCGTTTTATGAGCGAATTGATGTCCGATTCAACCAGAAAACGATGGACGCATTCTGGATTAGGACATTAGGCACCATTCGTGATATAATGGTAGCAAGAGACGCATTGGACAACGGAGCAGATCATAGATACATCTGCTACCCCAACCCCTCATGGGACTGGAAGACAGGCTCTAGCCCGTTTTTCCCAGTGTACTCCATGTTAGATGACGGGTCAAATGTAGAGGCATACTTGGAAGAGAACTTCCATCAAGTAAATCCCAACGCCCGATACGAAATACAAGAACAAACCAACTAGAAAGACGGCAGTACATGTCCGAAAGAGCATTGAGTTTCCTGATCCATGGCGCTTCTGGTGCAGGAAAGACCACATTCAGTACGACAGGCCCTAAGCCGCTTCTCATCTTGGATGTGGAAATGGCAAGCAGGTTTGTCAAAGCTGAAATCAAAAAGATCAAGTGGAACCCTCTCACCGAAAACCCTCCTGTAGACGATGGTACATGGGATATCTGTGTTGTCAACGTCAATGAGTGGAAAAAGGCTGAGAAGGCGTACGAGTGGCTCAAGAGCCGCAAGCACCCATTCAAGACTGTAGTCGTAGACTCCATTTCGGAACTTCAGGCCAAGGCCGTCGAAGACATCCGTGGTCGTCAGCAGCTACAGACTCAGGACTGGGGCAAGCTACTTGCCCGAATGGCGTTCTTCTGCCGAGACCTTCGTGACCTTACCGGCGACGATGAGAACATTATCGAAGCTGTTGTGATCACTGCAATGTCCAGACAAGATGGGGATGTTCTGAAGCCTTACCTACAGGGTCAGATTTCAGCACAGATTCCTTACTGGCTCGACATTACCGCATATCTTTACGTAACGCAAGAGACTGACACCACAACGGGTGAGATTGTCGATACAAGGAACCTCCTTGTTGGCCGTCACCCGAACTTTGAGGCCAAGTCTCGTGTACCGGGCCTACCGAATGTCATCCAGAGTCCGAATATCTCGGTCATGCTGGATAACATCTTCGGCCCAGCGTAATCATAACTGAATATCCAAGTAACAATAAAGTAAACTAGAGAAAGATACAAAAACACATGGCTTTGAAGAAATGGTCTGAAATGATGCAGGACGCGGAAACTGATGTTTCCGGTTACCAGCCCCTTGAGGATGGTGAGTACTCCTTCGTTATCGAGAAGGCCGCAACTGTAGGTGAAACCCAGAAGGGTTACCCGAAGTTCACCATCCGTGCCACGGTTGAGTCCGGTCCTCGTAAGAACGCCGTTCACACCCACCACTTCAACGCGTCGGAGTCATCCTACGCAATGAAGAACTTCTTCTTCAAACCGCTCTATGCAATTGGGATTGCGCCGTCATTCTTGGCGACAGACCCCAGCAACGAGCAGATTGCTGAAGCGTTTCAGGGCAAGCGTTTCTCCGCCCGTATCCAGCCTCAGCGCGACAACGCTGAGTACAAGGAAATGGTAGACTTCGCTCCTGCTTCGGGTGCGGCTCCGGTTTCCAACGCTGGTGTTCCACAGGGTCTGACCCCGCAGCCTACACCACAGGCTGCTCCAGCCCCTGCCCCTGCTGTACAGCAGGCTCCAGCGCCACAGGCCCCGGCTCCTTCCGCGCCACAGCCTGTGACACCTCCTCAGGCTGTAACCAATGCGACAACGTCACCGGCTGACGACGGTAACCCTTGGGCTACCTCTCCGCCACCGCCACCCGCATTCGGCTAATCCCCGATAAATAAGAATGGCCCCTGCTACGGTGGGGGCCATTCTTGCCCCACCACTTACAACAAAGAAAGAGAACATGCCCAAGAATACTAATGCCCTCGTTCGGGAATTTCATGAAACCTACCGTGCTGCCGTAGCTGAAGAACCCAGTATTACCACCGGATTTGAGGAATTGCGTGCTAATCTTATCATCGAAGAGGCCGCCGAAACCCTGCTTGCAATCATGAAGTCAGATGAGGTAGAATTCGTAGACGGTCTGGGTGATCTTGACTATGTAATTGAAGGTGCAGCAATCACCTTCGGGCTTGACCTGAGTGAGACCTTGGATTATGCTTTGTCCATCTACAAGGACAAGCCATATGTTGAACTAATCGGCCATCTGGTGCTGGGTGTCCGCCACCTTGCCCAAGACCTTACCGTTGAGGATTACATCTACAAGAACCGGATCGACCATGTAAAGGCCGGTCTTACTACACTGAAGGCAGTTGTCTGGGAAATCGCCCGTTCAGGAGCTATCCCGCTGGATAAGATCATCGAGATCATCCACGAATCCAACATGTCCAAGCTTGGTGAAGACGGAAAGCCGATCCTCCGTGAAGATGGTAAGATTCTCAAGGGGCCGAACTTCTTCACCCCGACCGCGAAGATCAAGGAACTCCTAGGAGTCTAGTTGCTACACTACAAAGACTTGGAGAAAAAACTCCTTGCCATGGGTCATGATGAACATACGGCCCGAGCAGTAGTCTCCGCTATGGTCTCAGTGGACAAATATGGCCTCTCTGAGGACCAAAAATACGCGGTCTACAGTCTTATGAGTGTCGAGGGATTTGCGGCCCTTAGAGAGCTTCCTGACGCTGTCGCTTTCGGCACGTGGACCAAGTTCGACTGGGGCAACATGCGCGGCGGTGACTACGTAAGAGTCAAAAAAGATGCATACACAACTCCTTCTGGTGTTAACCACAACGGTAAAATTGGCCGTATAGCCAACCTTTACGGGGGAAGATGTCGCGTCGATTACATCGGACTGGACACAGGCAGTGCGATGACACACCCCGTTGGATTTCTTGAATCCCTGAAAAGGGTGTAGAATAGAATACCAACCAAAAGAACAACACAGATAGAGAGAATTATGAACGCCACCGTTTATTCACTACCCGCATGCGTACAGTGCAACTCAACCTACAAGGCATTCAACCGAAAGGACGTACCTTTCGCCACTGTAGATGTCTCTGAGGACCCTGAGGCTCACGCATTCACCAAGGAACTTGGATACCTACAGGCACCTGTAGTGGTCGTCCGTGACGCGGATGGTGCAGTAAAGGACCACTGGGGCGGATTCAAGCCTGAGAAGATCAACGAATTTGCAGCGGCGGTAAAAGCCGCTTGATAGTCTACTTCTCTAACGTATCGAATTTTACTCACCGGTTCGTAGAGAAACTTGAAGTACCTGCCTCGCGCATTCCGATCAAGGCGGAAGAGGCAGGTACTTTTACTATCTCTGAACCCGCCACACTAATCCTTCCCACTTATGGGGCCAACGGTCGTGACTTTGTTCCGCGACAGGTTATTAGGTTCCTAAATCAGGAGCAGAATCGACTTTTAATCGATTCTGTGATAGGATCAGGTAACGTAAACTTTCTCGAAGACTACTGCCGTGGAGCAGATATTGTAGCCGAGAAGCTTCAGGTACCCCTGCTGTACCGCTTCGAACTAGCAGGAACACAAGACGATGTTGAGAACGTAAGAAATGGACTAAAGATTTGGGAAACAAGATCACAGATGAGTCATTCCTAGACTGGAATGCAAAGCTGAACCTGTGGACAGATGACCACAAGATCAACTTTGACGCTGATAAGGAAGCAGCGAGGCAGTACCACTTGACCGAGGTCAATACAAAGTACCTCCACCATCCATCCCTAGAGTACAAACTTGACTACCTGTTTGTCAACGGGTACTATGAGAAGGAAATCTGGGACAGGTACGCGGCAGAGGATGTCAAGGACGTATACAAGTACGCCTACAGCTTCAAGCACCGCTTTAGCTCCTTCCTTGGTGCCAAGAAGTTCTACGATGCCTACGCATTGAAGACCTTCGACGGTAAGACGTGGCTGGAACGCTTTGAGGATCGTGTAGTAGCGGTTGCTCTGGAGCTTGCTGCCGGGGATGTTGCTCTGGCAAAGAATATGGTAGAGGAAATCATCACTGGTCGCCTCCAGCCTGCCACTCCGACCTTCGCTAACTGCGGTAAGAAGCAGCGTGGCGAGCGTGTGTCCTGCTTCCTGCTTGACATTCAGGACTCGATGAACTCCATCGGTCGTGCGGTAAACTCTGGTCTCCAGCTTTCCAAGCGTGGTGGTGGTGTTGGCTTCAATATCTCCAACATCCGTGAGCTTGGCGCTCCGATCAAGGGTCTACACGGTATGGCCTCAGGCGTTCTCCCTGTATGTAAGATTCTGGACGATGCTTTCTCCTACGCAAACCAGCTTGGTTCCCGTCAGGGTGCCGCAGCGGTCTACATCTCTGTCCATCACCCGGACGTTATGCGTCTGCTGGATGCAAAGAAGGAAAACGCGGACGAAAAGTCACGCCTGAAGACTCTCTCCATCGGTCTTGTGGTGACTGACAAGGCGTACCACCTTGCCAAGGCTGGCGAAGATATCTACCAGTTCTCGCCATATGATGTCGAGAAGCACTACGGTGTACCGTTCTCCAAGGTGAACATCACCGAAGAGTACGACAACATGGTCAACAACTCCAATATCCGTAAGACCAAGGTCGATGCGCGTGAGTTGTTCCAAGAAGTTGCCAAGATTCAGTTCGAATCCGGCTACCCGTACATCCTCAACATCGATACCGTAAACCGGGCCAACCCGATCCACGGTACCATCGACATGTCCAACCTCTGCTCTGAGATCGTTCAGGTATCGACTCCGTCCGTACTCAACGATGATCTGTCCTACGAGGTTGAAGGTCGCGATATCTCCTGCAACCTTGCTTCTCTGAACGTAGCACACGCTATGGCCGGTGGCAACCTTGCAAAGACTGTTGATGTGACAATCCGTCTCCTTACCGAGGTTTCTGACATCTCTTCTATTGATTCGGTTCCGTCCGTCCGCAATGGTAACGAGAAGTCCCACTCTATCGGTATGGGCCAGTTTGGTCTTCACCAGTTCTTCCTCACTGAAGGCATGCAGTACGGTGATGAGAATTCTCTGGACTTCACCAACATCTACTTCATGATCATGAACTACTACGCCCTGAAGACATCCAATGCTCTTGCAAAGGAACGTGGACAGAAGTTCTTCGAATTTGAGAAGTCCAAGTACGCTGACCCTGATTACCTTCAGGAAAAGTACGCCCCGGACTCCATGATCAAGCCTAACGACAATACTAAGGCTATCTTTGAGAAGTACGGAATCACAATTCCGGATTGGGAGGATTGGGAAGACCTCTCCTACGAGATTGCCAAGCATGGTCTCTACAATGCTTACCTACAGGCTGTACCCCCAACCGGCTCCATCAGCTACATCAACGGCGGTACTTCCAGTATCCACCCTGCCGTGTCCGCTGTGGAAATCCGCAAGGAAGGCAAGCTTGGCCGTGTCTACTACGCTACTCCGGGTCTGTCTAACGACAACCTAGACCTGTTCAAGGATGCGTACGAGCTTGGTCCTGAGGCTGTCATCGATGTCTACGCTGCTGCACAGAAGCATGTTGATCAGGCCATGTCTCTGACCCTGTTCTACAAGAACACGGACACCACCCGTACTGTCAACCGTGCCATGGCCTATGCCTTCGGCAAGGGTGTCAAGTCTCTATACTACGCTCGCGTACGTAGCGATTCAATCGAAGGCCTTGACTCCACCGAATGTGTTTCCTGCACACTTTAGTAAGAAAGCGACATAATGACGAGAAAAGTAATTGCGATTAACTGGAACAAGGTTCCTGAATTCGAGAAGGTTATCTGGAATAAGCTGACCGAGAACTTCTGGCTACCAGAGAAGATCAGCGTAAGCAATGACGTGGCCTCATGGGAGTCGCTCTCTGACAAGGAGAAGCAGACCACCATGCGCGTCTTTGCGGGGCTGACACACTTGGATACCATTCAGGGTACCATTGGTGCTGTGAGCCTTATTCAGGACGCTTCAAACCCGTTTGAAGAGGCAATCCTGACCAATATGGCCTTCATGGAGTCGGTCCATGCCAAGTCTTACTCTTCGATCTTCTCTACCCTGTGTTCCACACGAGATATTGATGAAGTATTCCGCTGGACCGAAACCAACAAAGAGCTTCAGTTCAAGGCCGACAAGGTTATCGAGCATTACGAAGGCAACGATCCTCTGAAAAAGAAGATTGCCTCTACCATGCTCGAAGGATTCCTGTTCTACTCGGGATTCTATCTGCCTCTGTACTGGTCTTCACGCGCCAAGCTGACGAACACCGCTGACCTGATCCGTCTCATCATCCGTGATGAGGGTGTACACTCGTACATGATCGGCCAGTGGTACCA